TGCTAACACCGGGCGACTTAAAACGATGGCCGATGATTGCAAGTGCCATTTCAATCACATCGTCATCCGTGAGATATTGGCCGGTATTTTGATTCAGTATTGAGTTCACAATCTAACCTCCATTAGATGCCGGAGGCCGTCCGGCGCGGTAGTGCATCCATCAATGCCACACGGTTATGCGGGCATTGGTGGCGGCACTAAACTTCTACGATACGTCCGCGTGATACTGCAAACACGGAATTACGCAATGCCTGCAAACACGCGTAATTGGAATCACGGCGCGCCTCGAAGTGAAACGCGCTTTTTCCATCATCCGATTGCACTGGATACAGGGTGCGTGCAGGGTATGATTCCCCGGCGCGCGGGCCGCTCATGTATCGAGCTTGGCAGTTACATGCCATACTTGGGTCAAAGTGATACCCACAAGCGGCGTATTCTGCTATCAGATTAGACAAGCTCAATTGTCGCATGCCATGTTTTTGTCTAGATAGTGCCTCTGCCTCTGTTTGTGCGTTCATTTCCATTCTCCTGTTATCGGAGGTTGCCGGGGTTCAAAAGTCTGTCAATCAGCCTGTCGCATAAATCTGCAATCCGGCACAGGATTTTAATAAGTAAGGTTTTCATGCTTTACATATAGCGAATTGCGTGCCAGATATTTACCGCCATCAATCAAAATAAAATCCCTTAATAATCAAAGCATTGCAATTCACTGTCGATATCTCAACACCAGCACTGTCGAGATTTCGTCAATTCACTGTCGAGATTTCGTCAATGTGTCGAAAATTCGACGGTTTGTGTGATGCTGGGCGCGCTGACGGGTTGCTATATAGTATAATCGCTTTCGTTATCTTATCACAAGGGCGTATTATGATACCGACTTCGAGAAAAGAGGCGATTAAAGCAAAGCGCACTAAATACTACACTGGCAAGCCATGTAAGCATGGGCATGTGGCGGAGCGCTATACGATCATGGGCACATGCGTGGAATGCCTGAAAGCGCACCGGGATAAAGATCGCGCTGCATTGCGCGCTGCAATGGCTGGGAGTAACGCGAAATGAGTAACGAATACTACGATGATGAAAGCGTGGTGATACAGGCCGTACGGGAAACGGCGGTATACCTGAACGGCGATAACGATGTATGTATTGCTCAAACGTTTGACGGCGAAACCACGTTCGTCGTTATCCCGGCCGGGTGTATCGGGAAGCTAATTGGTGCAGTGCAGCGGGCTAGGAAAAATGCGTCGTTAATAGCCAAAAGTGAGTAGCCAATGCACTCCATTTATCTCAACATTGGCGACTACCTGCGCGATGCCGGACACCTCAATTTTCATGAGCATGGAGCTTACTTCGCGTTAATCCGCGAGTATTACAGTTCTGAATCCGCACTGCCGCTAGATCACGCCGTTTTGCATCGTATTACAAGATGTAGAACGCCGCAGGATAGAAAAGCGTTAGATTCCATGATTAACGAGTTTTTCACCAAAGAATCAGACGGTTATCATCACAAACGATGCGATGAAGAGATAGCAAAATACCGCGAGAAGTCCGCAAAAGCAAAGACATCTGCGGAGCACCGCTGGAATGGAAGTAAACATGCGAACGCATAGCGAACGCAATGCGAATGGATATGCGAACGCATTGCGTTGGCAATGCAAGCCATAAGCCAGTAACCATAAGCCAGTACGGGCGACGCTGCGCTGGCCCGAACTTCAACACCAGATCGCGGCCCGCAACCGTTCGCATTGCAAGCTCGATTTTGAATCTGAATTTTCTCAAGGCTTTGACCTTGACCTTGAGGCGGTCTTGACTGCGATGCCGGCGCGCTTTAGGTAATGCCCGGTAGGACTACCCAAACAAACCGCCGGCGCCGTTCGTGGCACTACCGCCCAAACGTCAAAACCATTGAGATAATTCCAATTCAACACCATCGGCCTAGCCCACCGCCAGCGGTATCGACAAACCGCAAAAACACCACTAGTTGACATTCCCACAATGCGGGATTAGAGTGCCGCGCATCATGCCTGCAAACGCCCTAGCCGCGACAATCGACAAAGCCGCCGTGATCGCACAGGCCAGCGCATTACTCGCTGATGGCGTGCCTACAGAGCAGATCGTGGAGCGGCTACAACTCCCGATCACAGGGCGCACACTGCGCAATTGGATTATCGCCGATGATGATGCGCCCAAAGCGCGTACACGGTTTTTTCAGGGCAAACTCACACAGTGCGCTGAGGAGATTGAGGGCGCGAAAGACGCGTTTCCGCTCGCGCGGGCACGCGAGGCGTATCGAGCTTGGTCTCACCTCGCCAGCGTGCGTGACGCTGCGCACTTTGGCCAAAAGACTGAGGTGACGCACCAGGTCGGCGACACCTTCGCCGCCATGCTGGAGCAGATAGCACAGCGGCGCACAATGGCGGTAACTATGGCGGTAACTGCTATCGAGGTGGAATGCAAACATGTTGATAATCAAGGGCTTACGCCGTGAGTGTGAATCCCGCTCACACTGCCACATTGGATACTGTGATGCGCAAAAGTCGGAAAACTAACAATCCTTTTTTGATGGCGATTTGCGAACATCTTGGCGGTTCCATGGGGACTCAGCGGCGGCGACAGCCTTCCCCCTCTCATCCAAATTTTTTTTTATGAAAATTTTTTTTCCATGTTCAGGATGTAAAAGGACATTGGAATATTATCATCCGTGGATGTATGAGACGGTGAAGCGGAAACGGGTGTGTATTTGGTGTTTGAGGATGGCTGATGGCTGCTACCGATAAGGCTGCGATACATCGTGCGGTGATTGAGTCGTGGTATGACGATCCTGATTTATTTGACCGGGAGATATGGCCGAACGAGTTGCCGGAGAAGTGGCAGAGTGAGGCGAGTGGACTGGTTGCGAAACATGACCGGGTGGCGATACGGTCTGGACACGGGGTTGGTAAGACGGCGTGGCTGGCGAGGCGGATCATTTGGTGGGGGTCAACGCGGCATCCGTGGAAGATTGGGGTGACGGCGCCATCGAGTGGTCAGATGTATGACGCGCTGTGGTCGGAGTTGGCCAAGTGGCACGCGAAGATGCCGAAGGGGTTGAAGGAGATGTTTGAGTGGAAGTCGGAGCGGTTTGAGTATGTTCCGAATCCAGCGGTGTCGTATGCGGTGGCGAAGACTGCGCGGCGCGAGACGCCGGAGGCGCTGGCCGGGTTGCACAGTGAGAACATGATGTTCATGATTGACGAAGCGCCGGGTGTGGATGACGTGATATTCGAGACGGCGCGCGGTGCGATGTCCACGCTTGGAAGCAAGACGATCATGACAGGGAACCCGACGCGGTTGACCGGATATTTTTACGATGCGTTTCACAAGAATCGGGGGCTGTGGGCCGGGATGAAGGTGAGTTGTTACGATTCGCGGCGCACGAATTGGGCGGAGATTGACCAGTGGAAAGAGGAATACGGGGAGGACAGTAACTTTTTTCGGGTTCGCGCCCTGGGTGAGTTTCCGACCGCTGAGGATGATGTGATTATTCCGCTTTACATGGTTGAGAGCGCGATTGGGCGGGACGTGGCGCAGGTGGATAGCGATGAGGTGTGGGGATTGGACGTGTCGCGTGGCGGGCAGGATTTGTGTGCCTTGGCGAAGAGGCGCGGGAATGTGATGCCGGAGCCGGTGGCGACGTGGCGTTCGGATGATGCGATGGTATCGGTGGGCAAGGTGGTGAACTGGTATCGTGAAGCGGTGACGAAACCTTCGATGATTTGCGTGGATTCTATTGGCCTGGGTGCGCCGGTTGCGGACAGGCTGGCGGAGCAGGGATTGCCGATTATGTGCATCAACGTGAGCGAGTCGCATAGCAGCAACGATCGGTATTTGAGGTTGCGCGACGAGATGTGGGAGCGGGCGCGGGCGTGGTTCTACCGCCGTGACTGCAAGATTGCGAAGGATGATTCGTTTGTAGGCGAGATTTCACTGGTGAAGTGGAAGCCTACGAGCAACGGGAAGATGAAGGTCGTGACCAAGGCGGAAATGAAGGCGGACATGCACAAGTCTCCGGACAGGTCGGAAGCGTTTTGCTTCACCTTCATGGCCGGGGAAAACATCATGAAAAAACCAAAGCCGTTGAAGTATCCGAAGTTTGCATACGCATAGGAGAAAACCATGTTTGGAAAAGGCAAAGCAGCGCAGTCGGAAACATCGAAGTTCATTATGGCGGCAGGGCGCGCGGTAGGTAACATCAAGCCGCCACCGAAGTCCGCGGATCGCAAGGGCAACGGGAGCGTGAAAAAGACGGCGCCTGCGGGTGCGGACAAAGCGCCCATGCCGAGTAAACCTGTGCGCGGGAAATCAGGCGCACTTGGAAAAGCTGGCCCGGTGAGGATTGCATGAGCATTGCATCCGACGAAAGAATCAGGGTTCTGGAGCAGAAGGTTGCAGACCTTGATGCGGATATTCGCGCTGCGTTTGGGCGTATTGACGCCATTGAGCGATGCAACGGAAAACCCCCGCAGGCGAATAATGTTTTTCACAAACATGAAGAAATTCTCGCCGGGAACAAGCGCATCGAAAGCGCTATGGACGAGAACATCAAACGGGAATATGAAAAGAAGTTCGGCGCGCCGCCGCACCATCGCATGAAGATGGAAACCATACTCGAAGCACTACGATAAAAAAATGGAAGAACGCGAACTGTCGGCAATGATCGAGCAGGAACTGGCTACGGCGATTGGTTCGCAGACCGGGGATTTATCAGAGCAACGCGCGCTGGAAATTGATTATTACAACAGCGCGCCGTTTGGTAACGAGCAGGAGGGCGAGTCGAGCGTGGTGTCGAGTGATGTATTCGATACCGTCGAGGGCATGCTTCCGTCATTGCTGCGTATTTTCACATCATCCGATCAGGTCGTCGCGTTCGAGGCCAATGGGCCGGAAGACGAGGAAAAAGCGCAACAGCGCACCGAGGTGTGCAATTACATATTCTACCGTCAAAACAACGGGTTCCTGATTCTGTATGAATGGTTCAAGGACGCGCTGATGAACAAGAATGGCGTGGTTAAATATTGGTGGGATGAATCCACCGTTTACAGCAAGGAATCGTATTCGGATTTATCCGAAGGCCAGTATTTGAAGTTGCAGCAGGATGAGAACGTAGAAATCATTGCCGTTACTGAAAAAGAGGATGAAACCGAGGTCGAGATACGTAAGCAGCGGCTGGATCAGGTTCTCAAGATGGCCGACAGTCGTGCGCAGGGCATGCCGCCAGAGGCGATTGAACAATTGAAGGCGCAGGCTACGCAGCAGATGGGCGCTATGCCTGTGCCGAAGCTGTATGACGTTGAATGCCGGGTGAAGAAAGACAAGTCTAAGGTGTGCGTCGAAGCGGTTCCGCCAGAAGAATTTTTTATATCATCGAAACAACGCTGCGTGAGTATGCAGGACGCCGCATTCTGCGGGAATAAGCGGAAAATGTCGGTGTCTGAATTGCGCGCGATGGGCTGCCCGGAAGAAATCCTGCTGGCAATCGGCAACGCGCCGGAGCGCGACTACAGCACGGAGTCATTGAAGCGCGACAGATTCACCGATGAATGGCGCGACAACACGCCGGACAAGGGCGTGAACAAGGAAGCATGGGTTTTCGACGGATACATACGCGCTGACTACGATGACGATGGGATTGCTGAACTGCGTCACGTTATTCGCGTGGAAAATAC